TGCCGTTCGTCGATGCCCAGCGGGAGGTCGCAGTAAAATGCCGCCGTCCGCTCCAGGCCCACCTGGGTGGCGTTAAAGTTGACCATGAGCCGCTCTGGGTCTCCCCAGGCGGAGAGAGCTGCTTTCAGGGCTGCGGTCTTGCCGCCCTTGGAGCCGCCCCAGTTGTAAACAAAAAATATTCTCTGCTTCACGATCCGCAGGAGCGGGGCGGCGAAGCTAGCGGCGAGGATGAAGCGGAACTTCTCACGGCTCCGGTGAGGGGCCATGTGCTCGATCCACCGCTCCATGGTGCCGTTCTGGCAGTACGCTGCCGCCATGCCCCGCTGGGATGGGTCAATGTCTAGGGTGATCCCCTCATCGTGGCCGGGGATGAACCGCCGCCCTGGTTGCCAGCCGAAGGTGGAGGTGGCGTCGTTTTTGGGGATGATGTCGATGTTCTCCGACTCCAAAGCACCCAGGAACTTCACCACGTTCTTCGAATTCTCGCTGGTGATGGTGCAGCCCAAGTCCGCCAGGGTGGTGATGCTCCGGCTGGAGAAAATCACCGACCGGGGGTAAATGGCCCGCTGCCACTCCCCGTCACGCTTGAAGGCGACCTCCATCTTTTCGTCTCCGGTCTCCAGGCTTTTCAGCCGCTGGGTCAGGAGGATGGGCGTACGGCAGACATTGGCGGGGGTGTGCGTCTTCGGGTCAATCCAACTGATACCCTTGTCCGAAAAAAGCCAGCCCTCCGGCGTCCGCAGGCTGAGGGGTGCGCCGGTGATGGGTTCCTCGCGCATCTCTGCCTCCAGGTCGACTGCCTTTGCCCGTTTCAGGGCCTCCCGGATCAGCTTGGCGGCTTCCTCTTTGCCGTGGGCCAGGTAAACGTCGGACGGGTCTTTCTTGCCGAGGCTCTGGCAGCTCCAGACGTAAACCTCCCCGGTGAATCCGGTCTCCGCCAGGGCGTGTGTGAGCTTCCGGTAGAAGGTGTCGCCTCCGCCGTCCGGCTCTTTGTGGATGTAGAGCTTCAAGTCCTGCAGGCCCATGGTCTGGTGATCCTTGAACATGGAGGCCCCGGCGATGCCGATGGCGGGGATGCCCAGGTACCAGAGGGTCTGGGTGTCGCTCTCTCCCTCAACGAGGACGGCGTATCCGGCTTTCCTGATTCCCGGCAGTTTCCACTCCCCGTAGAGGCATATCTTCCCCTTGCTGCCCCGCATCCAGCGAAACTCCTTTTTCGCGTACCGCTTCCGAATGGCGGCTTCTTTGCCGTCCTCGAAGTAATAGGGCATCCGCAGGTATTCGGTGCCGTCCCGGTCTCTCCCCGTGTCCACC